TTGGTTGCAAACAGGGGAGTTCTGAACCATCTTTTCTCCTTGGCAATTGCGTACCAGCAATAACGCAAGTATAGGGAATTGACAAAACTATTGATTACAACAGTCAAAGGGTGCCCAGAAGGATTTGAACCTGTAAATTGTACTAAAGTTCCAAAGTAATCATATGTGGGATAACTAATTTCAGTAGCAATACCGCGCATAATAATAAGATCATCTGCTTCATAATTCCCACTCTTTTCTGCTAACTTAATTAACATTTTAAAAGCAGCGAGCATAAATTGAGGACTCATACGGCCATCAAACTTGGCATAATCGCCAGCGATTCCGCGTTCCCATCCATGCTTCCCAATGTGTCTAAAAAGATCTGTCCATTCCGGAGATTGAACAATTGTACCCACAGCGCATTCAGTAGCAATTTTGTTCCGCTGTACCAAGGCAGCGAGAGACAGAAAATATTTCCGCACTAACATAACAAATGGCATATTAGCAGCTGCAAATACACGAACTTTGGTCTTAGTCAACTTAGTAGGCTCATCCTTCAATGACGCCTTAAAAGGGGCATTAATTTGCTTTCCAGTTCTCAATTGAGCTTCCATTTTAGCAATCTCATCAAGAATCATAGGGTCAACATCACGAGGACAACTAATTCCATCTACCACGCGGTTAGATTTCTCAACAAATTGCGTCTTTGGTCCTTTCCTAGGAAATCCAACTGAAGTGGAAAAATTCATAGCATTAATACCAAGAACTCCATCCAATCCAGCTAGGTTCACATCATCACTGATCTTTCCCACTTTGGCCAGCTCCTTTTGAGGGATTTTCGCAAGATTAGTTTCGTAATCAATCACTGCTTTAGTCAGCAGCGTCGAGTCAAACTCAGTGGCTGTATCCACTTTTCCTGCAATATCCAACTCTTTATGAGCTCTCGATGCCATTTCCTTAGGGGGGCCATGTTTTTTCTCAATCTGCATGATATTTTTCACACTCTCTGAAATCAATGAGGTCACGACTGAGCTCGTGGGAGTTGAGCCAGTCTTACCATTGTGTCCACCATGAATACGAATCCTAGAAGTCAACGCTAAATCGTTAGTAACACACTTGTCATGAGGCTGTGTGAGCGGTCCAAATTCACACTCCATAGAGCTAGTGTGCATCGGGACAGCAGAGTGTGATTCTAAAACACAAGGTTGAGCACCCAAGCGTTCAATAGTTTCAAGCAATAACTTCCGGGTTACCACACCAGCAGCGCCATGGTTCCCCTTACCAGCCAAATGATGGCCGGCAATAAATGGAATTCCTTGCGCATCCCCAATAAGGGTTGCCATACACAATCCACCAAAAGTTTCCTCAGGGAAAGTGTATTTATAACCTTGAAACATTCCTCCACGTGTAGTGATAATACGTGAACGCATTGCCGTCATGCTAGGAAATTTAATTATTGTTCCATCATCATTATAAATGGCAGAAACAGTAACTTTCTTCCCCTCATCAATATCTTTGGGGTAATAATCAATGATATCCTTGTGCAAACCTGCCCCAGGACAATACCATATCGCAAAATCAGTTCCAGGGACACGCGTAGCAACTACACTATCTAACGGCATGCCCTTAAAAGTATGACCGCCAACTTTAGTCAAAGTGACAAATTCAGTTTCCTTCCTGACAACGTGGTGTGGCAAAAGTAACATATTACTTCTCAAAGGTATAACATTGCAAAACTCGCCATCCGACTTTTCCATAACCATCAATTTTTTGCTTATCAAACGAGTCAAATCATCTTTGGAAATGGTACGCGATTTCTCACTCACGCCAGCATCTCCAAAAAGATATTGGCGCTCACGAGCATGTGCATCCCAAAACTCTGTCACTTTTTGCCAAGGTTTGGCGTCTGGCTCCAAAGTAATTGGTTTAGCAGCTTGTGCGATAGGTAGTTGTTTCCATTTTTTCACCAGCAAGACTAATATTTTCCACACTCCAACAGTCATTAAAAAATACACAATTTTCATCCTTGAATTCCAACTCATATTGCGAATATATTGAGAAGGCAAAGGAATATTTGTAAATCTATTGATGACAGAGCGACGTAACACATAGAGACGAATTGAAACATATAACAAATAAACTGTCGTAAACAATAGTAACATCCACGATCCATAAACATGCTCTGTGGTATCATACATAAGAGTGACAGCAACACAAATTAGGTAATAACCAATACTGTTTACAATAATAGCTTTCAATTGTTCCCTCATCATATAAGCTATGATTGCCGATCCAAAAGGTGAAACAATAAGGGCACATAGAAAGGCATTGAGACAACCAACAACGCGAATTTCTAACGCTGAAAGATAACTAACAACATCGTCGAAATATGGAATGCACGACTGTGACTCCAAAGGCAAGCATTCAGTACACAAACCAACAGGCAATTTACAATTACACAAAGGAATATGACCAAGTTTTCGCCTTTTCTCAACGAATGCCTTCTGAAAGGTAAAATGAACTTCAGAATCGGCTTTCAAGAAACGTAAAAGAGTAGTAACATCAACATCAACGAGTTCCTTCCCTTCAAAAACACGCGGAATAAAAGTGACGTGTTTAGTCTTTCCTGAAGCAAACTTGTTGCCAGTTTTATCTTCTCTATAACGGGGCTCCTCAATTGTGTATGTGGCAAAATCCTGAAATTGACCAGGTAATTGGCCAACTTTGACAGTATCGATCATAGTAGTACCCGGTTTACGAAACTCAGGTTTCACTGTCTGAGTAATAGTACTTTCAAAACGACGGTTGATGGACAACGGTTCGTTGGACAACTGGTTGGACATTAAGTCTTTAACATTCGTTGTTGCAGTAACGACCATTGGTTCAATCATAACCTTACCTTTCATATCAGCATTAGCATTTAATGCAGCCATTGGGGTATTGTTCAGAAACATAATAACGGGCAAAACGGGATTCCCTTCTGTACGCTCCAAATTGGAATTGCAAATATCATCAAAAACCACACCTTTGTGAAAAGATGCGAATTCAGATTGATATCTGTCCTCCATATTAAGAGTGATACGAGCACGGGGACTATAATCGAAATCATTGACCTGAAGAACATAACCTGTCATAGCTTCCGCTTGACCAGATTTTCCAACTCCTGAATCTCCAGTAAACAACATTCCATAAGGTTTAATGCGGATACATTCCTTCTTGGAAAGTGTACGAGAAGTTTCGATATCACGAAGAACGGACAATCTAGATGAAAAATAAGCTCGTTCACCAGCTTTACAAGTGTTCAATATGGATAATGTCTGTCCAATACACTCGCTAACTCGACGATCATATGTTTCATCATCAACTTCAGCTTTTTGTCCAAGGTCAACTCGAGTTTTTTGAGATTTGATAAAAGTGTATTCATCATCATAAGCATTTTTTGCTTCAGTTTGGAAGAACAAATCAATGTTCCCCGCTGTGTATGCAGTATATGCTTTTTCAAGAACTAACTTACCAAAGACAACACTTTTCTCAATCAACTGTAATGCGGTTACTCGATGACTCAAAGGATCTGTTACGATAAGAGAAATACCTTTTACGGCAATATCGAATTTTTTCACATAACCTAAAGTAACCAACATACGTAAAATATGATGAAGTTCAAGGAATACTTCACTCTCCCTAATTAATACCCAATATTTGGCAAAATCGGGCACTGAAATCTCAGGGAGATTCAAGTGAAAATCGGACATAAGTTGACGAAAAGTAGACCAGTGCTCTTTGAAATTAGAAATGGTCCAATCAGAAAGATCCAATGTGAAACCGA